AATTACTGCTGTGACTATTCTAAAAGAAAATATCCCAACAGCAGAGGTTGCATTCTGGACGCCGGTTTATGCATATGATTATGAAGAAGAACAGAATGAATTAAAGAAGTATATTAGTATGATCAAATCAAGTTATGTGCCAGATGTTGAAAAATCATTTATTGAGCAACTTAGAAAATGAGTATAGTACAGTTTCGTGAAGGCAAATATAAGCTTACAACATTCCAGTTGAATGCTCCGGGTGGTAAAAAACTTCCGCTATCGTCGTACTGTGCTCGTGCTGATATCTACGAAAGTCTATTAGAACCGACTACAATTGCAGAGTTTGTTATCTCTGATAAAATAGACATATATAGTCACTTTAACTTTCTAGAACTTAGTATCGATATCGAGTTTACTACATACGAAGATAATGATCAGGCATCTGTCAAGTACACATTCTATCCTATTATTGTAGATCCAGCAGCTGCACTGCCTGATGATAAAGGTATTGTATATAAAATTACATGCGTATCGCAAGAAGCAAAGAAATCTACAGAGATCAAGAATCTTTCACTTGTAAAAGAAAAGATTGATTGTGAGACGATGATCAATGCTCTGTTGAAAGCAGTCGAAACCAAAAAACAATTGTTTTTCGAAAAAACACAAGGACTTCACGGATTCAATTTTACTTTGGTCAATCCGTTTACTGCTATTGATGAAGTCAGGCTTAAGGCAATGTCTTCTGAATTTCAGGGTCATTGTTTTGTATTCTATGAAAACAGTAAGGGGTTTCACTTTAAATCACTCGAAGGTCTTATCAAAGACGGTCTTACTAAGATCGGCGATAAGTATTACACACAATCGGCCGCTGTTAATGTTAGTATTGCAGGGACCGGCTGGAGAAACATTTTAGCATTCAAGTCTATTCAAACCGGTAACGAAAATGTTACCCGTGCAATCGGTGCAGGTAAGATTACTGTAAAAAAACTTAATCAAATATCACAAGAGACTGAAGATATTAATATTGATCCTACTCGATTGAACTTTGTCCAGTTAAACAAAAACTCTATATCTTCGGCCGCCGCTACTCAAAATGAACTAGCAAAAAACGAGGGCAGAGTTATTCTTGTTCAGTATGATCCTACAGTAGAGACTGCTGAAACAGCTGATGCAGCAGCAAAAAGAGCATACTATCTTTCATTCCTATTTAATACTATTGCACAAATTACAGTATATGGTGACACAACAGTGACTATTGGTGATGTAATCACTGCAAAGGTCCCAGAGTTTAGTGCATTGACTTTAGGCGAGGATAGACCTTTTGTTGATACCAACGTTGTTGCTGCTGGTAACTATCTTGTAACAAAGTGCCATCATGTACTGACATTCGGTGAAGGTGCTGAATACATGCAGGGTCTTGAGATTGTAAAAGATGGTTATGGCGGGGATGCACCAAAAGCTATTAGTTTTGCATAAAGGAATTATGAATGGACATTGAACGTTGGTTTCAAGGTGAAGTTGTTGACATTAACGACCCTTTAAAGATGGGACGCGTCAGAGTAAAAGAACTTCTAGGGCATGATGCATACAAAAAAGATCCAGCTGGATTGCTTTGGTGTCATGTAATTATGCCACCAACAGGCGCTAATGCCAAAGGTTTCGGCACCTCTGCTATTGGTCTAAGTAAAGACTCGAAGGTATTAGGATTTAAAGTCAATTCTAAACTGTCATATATTGTCGGTAGTTTCCCGTATACTGTAGATGATAGCAACCATTCTGTATCGCGTCATGCTCGTGGCAATGGTCCTGTTGAAAAAGATTATTATATTGGATTGGGTGAAAAAGAAACAAAGTATGCTGCACAATATCCTTATAACAAGACAGTTACAACTGAGAGCGGCCATGTCCTAGAATTAGATGATACGCCAAAGGCTGAGCGGATTCACATCTATCATAAGTCTGGTGCATACGTAGAGATCTTCCCTGATGGATCGATTGTTACAAAGTCTATGCAAGATTCTGTAAGTGTCACAATGAATGACCATGCTATCTCTGTTGTCAAAGGTGATCTACAGATCGTTGCCAAAGAAGGTAATATTGATATTACGACCGAAAAGGGCGATATTAATCTTGAAACCACAAAAGGCGTTATTAACATCCGTGGTCCTGTAATTGGACTTAATGGATGACGATTACTATCGAGCTTCCAAAGATTCCAAAGTTAGATTGTGGATCAGATGGAAAGATCAGTAAAAAAGATTTGGATGCCTACTTTAAGAACATTGGTAGGACAATTGGCCGTCTCAACTTGTCTGTCAGCAATGTTGATGTAAATGATAAATGTGGTGGATCCATCATTATAGCAATTGCAGCTATAGAAGAGATCGTATCTATTCTTGATGCTATTACTACCAAACCGTTTGATAAACTAAAGTCATTTGAACTTGAACTAAAATATCGTGCACGTGAACTTGGTAAGGATATTGAGGAATATTTTAAAAAGAAGATAGTTGATATCTTATTAGATCTAATCGGCATCCTTGGTATTCCAAACCCGTTCGAGATTCCTATTCCATTCATCGGTAAGACAGCAGATGGATATGATCCAAAGATTATAGATCTATTTACAAAGGATGGTCAAAAGAAAGTCAAGTCGGCAATCAAGGAAGACATCAAGAAGGTAGAGGACTTTCTTGGTATTGATGCTTCATTCAATGGTGATCTTGGTATCAAGATTCCTGATCTTAATGTTGAGGAGACATGGCACAAGGTCAAGAACTGGTTCAATCAATTAATCAACGACTTTATCGGCAGTGTTAATGAAGCAATTGCATCTATATTAAAGAACATTCCTATCATAGGCAAACCGATATATGATCTTGTAACAGGAGCAGTCGATCCAACAATTGCAATAGAAAAAGCTTTTGATAAGTTGGTTGCTGAGTATAAAGCAAAGATTAAGAAAGCTAAGGAAGACTTTCTATCAGGTAAAATTCTTGAGGATATTGGTGATAAACTACTACAAGAAGTTGTCGATAAGATTCTAGATATCGAAATCCCATTAATTGGTAAGATCGGAGATCTCATTGATATTGATAAAAAAGATATTCATATCAAAGCGCTTGACTTCCACGAACTAGAAGATGCAGTAAAAGAATTTATTCAAAAAGCCAGAAGATTCTTTAAGGGTGGAATTACTGTTAAGATCAATGATATTATTGCCGGTGCTCCAGGCTATATCCTGACAAACTTTCCTATTGTTGGTAAGATCTTTAATATCATTAAAAAGGTAGCTGACATCATATCTGGTAAGAATCCATTAACTGAGTGTGATGTACTAAATATTATCGTGCCACCCATCTTTAATATGGGATCTTTAATAGAGAATGCCTTTCCTGATTGTGTACAAGTCAAATACGTCGAATAAATAAAAGTAAAAGAGTTTTAGATGGTAGACGTCACAAGAATTGATAAGATTACTAGAACAGACAAAGCTGCTGAAAAGAAGCCGTCTTTTAGTGACTTCTATACAAACTTCAATGTACATCCGCAGAACAAGCGCCTGGTAAAGTATACCAATGAAGAGTCGGTTAAACGCTCAGTTAAAAACCTAATCCTTACAGACAAGTATGAAAGACTATTCCAACCAGAAGTTGGTTGCAGAATCAGAAGCCTCCTGTTCGAGAACATGTCTCCTGTTATTGCTGAGGAACTTAAAAAGACTATTCAGGAAACTGTTGATACATATGAACCTAGAGCAAGACTTATTGATATTGTAGTCCAGTCAAACGAGTCTCGCAACTCATATGACATATACATCTATTTTGAAGTAATAAATAGTTCTAATCCGGTACAACTTAATTTAACCCTTTATAGAGCAAGATAATGGCCAATTCAAGTATATCACTCACTCAACTTGATTTTAATGAATACAAAGCCTCACTAAAGGCATACCTGACCGAGCAGCAAGAATTTAAGGATTATGACTTTGACGGCAGTAACCTGTCTGTCTTGCTGGATGTTCTGGCATATAATACATATCAGAATGCCTTCTATATGAACATGGTCAGCAACGAAATGTTCCTGGATTCGGCTAGACTCCGCGACAGTGTTATCTCACATGCCAAAGAACTGAATTATCTTCCTAGATCTTTCACATCAGCCAAGGCAAATATCCGTTTAACAATTACTCCTACTGATGCCAACAAGAATTCAATCGTTGTACCTAAGGGTACTGGATTCATCTCACGTGTTGATGATTACACATACACATTTACAACCAGTGAGAACATCGTAATTACCAACAAGGTGAGTGGTTCATTTGTCAGTGACAGTGTTACGATTTATGAAGGTAACTATCTAAGTGATACGTATGCCGTTAACTATAATAACCCACTGATCTTCAAGATCAATAACAAGAACGTCGATCTATCTAGTGTTGTTGTTACCGTACTAGAAGACAACGGTTCGGCTGTCTTAGAATATTCTCGTGCAACTTCTCTGTTTGGTTATGATGAAACATCTAAGGTATTTTTCTTACAACCGGGTATTGGTGATCTATATGAAATTACATTTGGTGACGGTGTTGTAGGACGTAAACCTAAGAATAACTCAGTTGTTATTATTGAATATCGCACATCAAATGGCGAACTTCCTAATGGTGCTTATAGATTCATTAACTCAAGTCGTATTGACAATGAATCAAATGTTGTTATTACAACTATCAGTGCAGCGGCTGATGGCGCAGTTGCAGAAGATCTTAACTCGATTAAGTTTAATGCACCAAGAGCATTTACAACACAGGAACGCGCTATTACAGCCGAAGACTATCAGAATCTTTTAAAAGCTAACTATCCTGAAATCAATGCTGTAACTGCATACGGCGGCGAGGATGCATCCCCGCCACAATATGGTCGCATCTTTGTTTCTGTAGATCTTACAGATGTTGATGGTCTTCCAAAAATCAAGGAAGATGAGTATAGAAGATTCCTTCGATCGCGTTCATCTGTTGCAATGGAACCAATCTTTATTAGTCCAGATTATACGTATCTTAATGTTAACGGAACTGTCAAGTATAATATTAATCGTACGGGTCTAAACCCAGAAGATATTCGCACATATGTTATTGATACTATTTTGAAATATGCATCAACCAATTTAAATAATTTTACAAAAACATTTAGATATTCTAAACTAGTTCAAGCAATTGATGCAACCGATGCTAGTATTGTCAGTAATGAAACAGATATCAATCTTGTAAAGTATATCACACCAAATCTTAATGTGTTGTTTAATCTTACTGTTGACTTTAAATGTCCATTAACTCAAAACATTCCATTGCTTGGTGATGAACATCCTATTATTGATCTTCATGCAATTACATCAACACCGTTTACATATAATGGAATTCAAAATTGTATTTTAGAAGACAATGGCGACGGCGTTGTGAGAATTGTAACAGCGGCCGGTGCTAACCATAAAAAGATTGTTGATGTTGGAACTGTCGATTACAATACAGGTATCGTAAGATTAAATAATCTAATTATTCAAAATTATACCGGCACATCATTAAAGATTTATGCAGTTCCAAGATCACGCGACGTTACATCCATCCAGAATGTGATACTAAATATCATCGAGCCTGATGTTAATATCACAATTGAACAGATTAGAGAATAATGAAGAATATAGAATCGCTCATTTCTCCTCTTGTAGAGAATCAGTTCCCTTCTTTTTATAAGGAAGAGGGACCACAGTTTATTGCCTTTGCTAAGGCATATTACGAGTGGTTAGAAAGTAATGGATCTTATACAGCTGCAAATGGCACTGTTGTAACACCTTATATTGACCCAAATAATATTATTTCATATACACCCAATTCTACAAACAGAGCCGTTGGCCCATCTATTATAAACAGTGCTCGCAAACTTCCAGATTACAGAGATATTGATACTACTCTTGATGAGTTTATTGTCCAATTTAAGGAAAAGTATCTTAAGAATATCCAGTTTGATACTGCTACAAACAAACAACTACTAATTAAGAACTCACTTAATCTGTATCGTTCTAAAGGCACAGAACGCTCAATTGATCTATTCTTCAAACTAGTATATGGTACATCTGCTGATATTAAATATCCAGCAGATAATATCCTTCGCGTATCAGATGGTATCTGGGAAAAACCAGAATATTTAGAAGTAACACACAATCATTATAATATTGATTATGTTGGAAAGCAAATTGTTGGTGCTTTATCCGGAGCAAAAGCATTTGTTGAAAAATTTATTCGACGCCGTACATCAGCAGGTTATGTTGATCTTTTGTATATCAGCAATCTCCAGGGTTCTTTTAAGAATGGTGAATTAATTGGTTTAAATATCAATAATACTCCTACTTTTGATAGAACTAAAAGAGCACAGCTTATCGGGTCAATTAGAAGAGTAATTCTACAGGATCGTAGCCGTGACTTCAATATTGGTGATCTTGTTACATTCGAAGGATCTGTTAATGGCGAGGGTGGACTTGCTCGTGTAGAATCTGTAAGCGAAGCAACAGGTATTATTGATTTTATCTTTATTGATGGTGGATATGGATATACTCTTAATGCTAATTCTATTATTTCTGAAAAAGTAATTTCATTACAAAATGTCTCTACTACAAGTGGAGGTCCATATTTTAGATTGTTTGACCAAGCAGTTGAACCAATTATAAACTTAGGATTTACTGGTGCAACTGCCAATCTTGAGATTGGAGAAACTGTTTATAGATATAATGGTTCTGCATCAGTTGTAGGATCCGGTAAAATTATTGCATTAACTCAGACAGGCGCCAATGGTACTGCTACTGTCTCTCATGTGAATGGCGTATTTACAAATACAACTACGTACTATACTACATCAAATACCAAATCATTTTATGCTAACACTGCGCAAGATACTACAATCACTAGTAAAGTGATGGGTATTCCACGCACTTATACAGTTTCTGTTATAGATCAGTCTGGAAAGTTTGAAATAGGGCAATCAATTCTTTATAAAAACACATCTGCTGTTATTGCTACAGGTGTTATTGAAAATATTACATTAATTAATGGATCAAACACACTTACTGTAAATACCGCATCTGGATCATTTTCTGTTGGTCAAAGACTTGAAGTATTAGATAACTCTTCTATCTCTGCAAATGTTTCACAAGTCGATTTGACAGTTGGTGTATATGAGATTAGAAAATCTGTTAATACACTAAAATACTCAGGTGCAAATAATAATCTGCTACCTGAAAGTAGTCGCATTTATCGCTATAATTCTGCCGGTCAAAAAATAGCAGAAGGTCTTCTACTGACAGTATCACATGATTCTGGTACATCAACTGGCAATCTTACATTTGTTCCTATTAGTGGATACTTTACTGACACTGAAAAATTTTATACAGACGCAAACACATCATTTGCAACTACTATTACATACTCATCTAATGTATCTGGTGGGGATTATACTCCGTCTCAATATAGTAGAATTTTTACACAAGTAACTAATACATCTGCAATTCCAGTTTCTACAAGTTTTGGTTCAGGCGCACAGTTTAATGTAGGAACACTTGGTGACACTGAAACTATCTTTATTGGTACCGATCTTCTTGCTGCAAATGGCAATGCAACTATTAATTATGATCGTGTAACTCTTACTGTTGCATCAAGTACTGGATTTGCTATTGGTGATAGAGTATACCAAACTGTCAATAAGATTGCATTTAATGCAAGCAGTTCAGTAAATGCTATATCAGGTTTTATTACAATTCCAACCGCTAACTCTAAATTTACAATCGGTGATATTGTCAAGTATGATGTTAACGGTGGTAATACAGCGCTCAATGGTCTAGCTAATAGCAACTATTACTATATTTCTGATGCTAATACAACCGGTGTAATTCTGGCATATCCATCTACAAAAACTACACAGATTAATACATCAA